ATGAAGAAATGTCAAGAACACTTGGTGTTTCTACAGGTAATTTTCAATGGGTTAATGGAATAAAAGATACACAAGTTATATTTTACCCAGATCCAAAAGGTAGATTTAAAATAAGTTGGGTGCCACCTAGTAGTTTACAAAATAGAATAATAATAAAAAATGGAATCAAATATCCTGGCAACGATCATTTGGGCGCTTTTGGCTGCGACAGCTACGATATTAGCGGTACTGTAGACGGTAAAGGCTCTAAAGGTTCTTTGCATGGTCTTACAAAATTTAGCATGGAAGATGCGCCGCCAAATCATTTTTTCTTAGAATATATAGCTAGACCACAAACAGCTGATATATTCTTTGAAGATGTTTTAATGGCACTAGTGTTTTACGGTATGCCGTTACTTGCAGAAAACAATAAACCAAGATTATTATATTATTTAAGACGTAGAGGTTATAGAGGTTATAGTATGAATCGTCCTGATAAATCTTGGAACAAGTTATCAACAGCTGAAAAAGAAATAGGTGGTATACCTAATTCAAGTGAAGATATTAAACAAGCTCACGCTGCAGCTATTGAAATGTACATACAAGGTCACGTTGGTCAAATGCAAACAGGTAGTTATGGAAATATGTATTTTAACAGAACATTAAACGACTGGGGTAAATTTGATATAAACAAACGTACAAAATTTGATGCTGCAATTAGTAGTGGTTTAGCAATTATGGCTTGTAATAGACATTTGTATAAGCCAAATCCAAATGTAGAAAAACAAAAATTAAACATAAATATAGCTAGGTATAGTAATACTGGTTATAATTCTAAAATAATAAAGTAAATATATGGCAGAGTCTGTTATAAAAAGTTATTTTCCAAGTCAAGTAGTAAGTGACGCAGAAAAATTAAGTTATGATTACGGTTTAAAAGTAGCTAAAGCTATTGAAAACGAGTGGTTTTATAATGACTATAATCAAACAAGATATACTACAAATAAAAATAATTATCATAACTTAAGGTTATATGCTAGAGGTGAGCAGTCAATAGAAAAGTATAAAGATGAATTATCTATTAATGGTGATTTATCTTATTTAAACTTAGACTGGAAACCTGTACCTATTATACCTAAGTTTGTTGACATAGTTGTAAATGGTATAGCTGAGCGCACATACGATGTTAAAGCTTATGCTCAAGATCCTTATAGTGTTCAAAAAAGAACAGAGTACATGAACGACATATTATCTGACATGGAAAATAAAGTTGTTAATGATTATGCTATGACAGAGTTTCAAGTTAACAAAAGAAAATCTGATGTGCCTGAACTTCCTGAAACAAAAGAAGAGTTAGCTTTACACATGCAACTAACATATAAACAAGCTATTGAGATTGCTCAAGAACAAGCTTTATCAGTTTTAATGGAAGGTAATAACTATGAGTTAATTAAAAAAAGATTTTTTTACGACTTAACTGTTTTAGGTATTGGCGCTGTTAAAACAGATTTTAATACTTCTGAAGGTGTTACTGTTAAATATGTTGATCCTGCTGATTTAGTATATTCGTATACTGAATCACCATACTTTGATGATTTATATTATGTTGGTGAAGTTAAAAAAATACCTGTAAACGAGTTAGCAAAAGAGTTTCCGTTTTTAGAGCAAGAAGATTTAGAAGATATAATTAAAAATAAAAATTATCATCAAACTAATTATGATCAAGGTTCTGCTCAATATAAAGAAATAGACAACAATAAAATTCAAGTTTTATATTTTAATTATAAAACTTATATGAACGAAGTTTATAAAATAAAAGAAACTGGTAGTGGTGCAGAAAAAGCTATAGAAAAAGATGATACTTTTAATCCACCAGAAAATAAAGAAGGTAATTTTAGCAGGTTGCAAAGAAATATAGAGGTTTTATATGAAGGAGCTTTAATACTTGGTACTAACAAGCTTTTAAAATGGCAAATAGCTAAAAATATGATGAGGCCAAAAAGCGATTATACTAAGGTTAAAATGAATTACTCTATTGTAGCGCCTCGTATGTATAAAGGTAAAATAGAAAGCTTAGTAAGACGTATAACTGGTTTTGCAGATATGATACAGCTTACACACTTAAAACTACAACAAGTTATGGCACGTATGGTACCTGATGGTGTTTATTTAGATGCTGATGGTTTAGCTGAAATAGATTTAGGTAATGGCACAAACTATAACCCACAAGAAGCTTTAAACATGTTCTTTCAAACAGGTAGTGTTATTGGTAGATCATTTACAAGCGAAGGAGATTTAAACCCAGGTAAAGTACCAATACAAGAAATAACAAGTGGTAGTGGTGGTAATAAAATACAAGCTTTAATCGGTAATTACAATTATTATTTACAAATGATTAGAGATGTGACCGGGTTAAACGAAGCTAGAGACGGTGGTAAAATAGATAAAAACGCTTTAGTTGGCGTACAAAAACTTGCAGCTGCAAATAGTAATACAGCAACAAGACACATATTGCAGTCTGGTTTGTTTTTAACAGCAGAAGTAGCAGAGTCATTATCTTTGAGAGTATCTGATATATTAGAATATTCGCCAACAGCTGATGCGTTTATTCATGCTATTGGCGCACATAATGTAGCTATTTTAGAAGAAGTTAAAGATTTATATTTGTATGATTTTGGTATATTTATAAACCTTCAGCCAGATGAAGAAGAAAAACAATTGTTAGAAAACAACATACAAATAGCTTTATCGCAACAAACTATTGAGCTTGAAGACGCTATAGATATTAGAGAAATTAAAAATTTAAAGCTCGCAAACGAACTTTTAAAACTTAGAAGAAAAAGAAAACAAGCAAGAGATCAAGAAGTTGCTCAGCAAAATATAACCGCTCAAGCAAATGCTAACGCACAAGCTCAACAAGTAGCTGCTCAAGCAGAAGTTCAAAAAAACTCTGCATTAATGCAAAACGATGCTCAGCTAGCTCAAGTAAAAGCTGAGCTAGAATCGCAGCGTATGATGCAAGAAGTTCAGTACAAAAAAGAGTTAATGGAGTTAGAGTTTAACTTTAACATGCAACTTAAAAATACTGAAGTGTCTGCGCAAAAGCAAAAAGAAAAACAAAAAGAAGATCGTAAAGACGAAAGAACTAGAATACAAGCTTCACAACAAAGTGAGCTTATAGATCAAAGAAAAGGTGATAAACCGCCTAAAAACTTTGAGTCCGCAGGTAATGATATACTTAGCGGAGAATTTGGTTTAGGTAATTTTGATCCTAAATAAACTTATTAATTATTATTATATTATATTATGGCAGAAAATAAAGAAACAGTAGTCGAAAAGACTACAAAAGAAAATGTTACAAAAGTTAACATTAAACAACAAAATAACGATGATAATATCATCAAAGTAGATTTAACTAAAAAACCAGAAGAAAATGCCGTTCGAGAGCAAGAAACAAATGAGGTACCTGTACGCGACGAACAAACCCCTAGCGGAGAAGTTCAGGAAGAAAACGTCGAAGCGACAGATGAAAAACCTACCGGAGAAAGCACCGACAACGTTCAAGATGAAACGCCAGTTATTGAAGAAGTAACAGACGAAGAAACTGAAAAACAAGTTGAAGAAAAAGTAGAAGAATTAGTTGAAGAAACTAAAGAAGCTATAACTCAAGCTCAAGAAACAGGTAAGCCTTTACCAGAAAACATACAAAAGCTTGTAGATTTTATGGAAGAAACTGGTGGTAGTATTGAAGATTATGCTAGATTAAATACTGATTATAGCAACTATGATGATACTACTTTGTTAAGAGAATATTATAAACAAACAAAAAAACATTTAACTGATGATGAAATTAGTTTTCTTATGGAAGACTCATTTTCATATAATGAAGAAGAAGACGAAGAGAGAGATGTTAAAAGAAAGAAATTAGCGTTTAAAGAGCAAGTTGCCAGCGCTAAATCCCACCTGGAAGGGCAAAAATCCAGATACTATGAAGAAATTAAAGCTGGGTCAAAGTTGACCACTGAACAACAAAAAGCTGTTGATTTTTTTAATAGATATAACAAAGAATCAGAAGAGAATCAAAAAATTGTAGAAAGCCAAAACAAAACTTTTAGATTAAAAACTGATAGTGTATTTAATAAAAACTTTAAAGGTTTTGAATATAATGTTGGTGAAAAAAAGTATAGGTTTAATGTTAAAAACGCAAATGAAGTAAAAGAAACTCAAAGCGATATTAATAATTTTGTCAAAAAGTTTTTGAACAAAAATAATGAAATGTCAGACGCTGCAGGTTATCACAAGTCTTTATTTACGGCAATGAATTCTGATGCTGTTGCAAAACACTTTTACGAACAAGGCAAAGCCGATGCTTTAAAAGAAAGTATGGCTAAAGCTAAAAATGTTGAAATGAATCCAAGAAAAGCTTTTGGTGAAGTTGAAACTGGAGGTGTTAAAGTAAGAGTATTAGGTGATACTTCTAATGATTTTAAGTTTAAAATTAAAAATAACAAATAACAATTTAAAATTTAAAAATTATGGCAATTAATGCAGGAAACAGTTTAAATAGTGTTCCATCGTCTTTACAACAGGCGTTGTCAACAAACTATTTAGACTTAGCGTCTGAAGCTGGCAAAGGCTGGGCGCAACAATACGTGCCAGACTTGATGGAGAAAGAAGCTGAAGTTTTCGGACCGAGAACTATTTCAGGTTTTTTATCACAAGTTGGTGCAGAAGAGGCTATGACTGCTGATCAAGTAGTATGGTCTGAACAATCAAGATTACACTTATCTTATAAAGGTGAAGTTAAAACTAGTACAACTATTGAGATACAATCAGATATTGACGGTAATAACGAAGATACTACTAATGGTATTTCTGGTTCTGGTAACTCACCAATCAGACACGGTGTTAGAGTTAACGATACTATTCTTGTTGCTAACAGCAATGGTATTAAAAAGTGTTTAGTTACTATAGTAAGTAATGACACTATTACTGTAGCGCCTTATGACGGAGCTGACTTAGGTTATTCTACTACAGCTGCTTTAGCAACTACTATATTAGTTTATGGTTCTGAGTTTGCAAAAGGTAAAACTTATACTAACGCTGCTGGTAACGCTGACACTGATACAAGAGGAGCTAATCAACCAGACTTTAAAACTTTCAATAATAAACCAATTATTATGAAAGATTACTACGAAGTATCTGGATCTGACGCTTCTAGAATTGGTTGGGTAGAAGTTTCAACTGAAAGCGGTCAAGGTGGTTTCTTGTGGTACTTAAAAGCTGAGGCTGACACAAGAGCTAGATTTACTGATTACATTGAAATGGCTATGCTAGAATCTATTAAAGGTGAAACTGGTAACACTGTTGATACTGAGTTAGGTGGAGCTGATACTGACGCTGTTGGTACTCAAGGTTTATTTGACGCAATAGAAAAAAGAGGTAACGTAACTACTGGTGTAACTGGTGTTAACGCTGCTACTGATTTAGCTGAGTTCGATGCAATTTTAGCTGAGTTTGATAAGCAAGGTGCTATTGAAGAGTACATGATGTTTGTTAACAGATCAACTAGCTT